GTTTCCCAGTCACGATCGGTAAGGTAGCACGAGTATATGCCGCTACTCCTTCAATGGAAGCAGGAAGAGTGTGGTTTCCAAAAGGTAGGAAATGGTCAGAAGAATTAGTTGATGAACTTATTACCTTTCCAAATGGAGCACATGATGACCAAGTAGATGCTATGACAATGGCAATTCATTATATGAAAGAGTCATGGAATTTATTACATCCTGATGATCCAGATTGGGAAGATGCACCTAAGACTAAAAAAAGAGTTGCCTACTGGAACTTTTAAGTGTATAATGTAATGGTAGAGTGGAGGATATTATATGGCAATAGAAAAAAATCCCTATGACCCAAATCAATCAAATGTTGTCCCTATGAATATTCAGGAGACAACAGAGAGTGAAGCTTCTTTTGAAGTAGACCCTGATGGGGGAGTAACTGTAGATTTCGGTACAGAAGAATTATTAACAGAAGAAGATGCTATCGGATTAGGAGAATGGTATGACGATCTCTGTGATAAGATAGATGAAGATGAATTAGACGATATAGCTAATCAGGTTTATGATAACTACCAAAGTGACAAAGATTCTCGTGGTGAATGGGAAGATATGTTTGAAAGAGGATTTGATCTTCTTGGTCTAAAACTTCAAGATGCTACAGAACCTTTTGAAGGAGCTTGTACAGCCGTTCACCCATTACTAATTGAATCAGCCGTTAAATTTCAATCAAAAGCATCTCAAGAACTTTTTCCTTCAGGTGGTCCAGTAAAGACACAGATTATAGGTAAGCAAACTCCTGAAAAGGAAATGCAAGCTAATCGTGTTAAGGACTTTATGAATTATCAATTAACAGAACAGATGTCTGAATACTTTGATGAATTTGAAAGAATGTTATTTCACCTACCATTAATAGGATCTGCTTTTAAGAAAATTTATTATGATGCTAATCTTAAACGTCCTGTATCAGAGTTTGTCCCGATTGATCAATTCTATGTATCGTTCTATGCAAGTGATCTTAGAAGAGCAGATAGATATACGCATGTTATTTATCGTAGTCCTAACGATCTTAAACGAGATATTGCTGCTGGTATATATAATGAAATAGATTTACCCCAAGCTGGGGTTCCTGAACAAAGTGCAATGGAAGAGAAGATGAATACAATTCTTGGCTTCTCTCCTTCTAGTGATAATGATCCACAATATGTATTACTAGAACAACATTGTTATCTTGATCTTCCTGCTCCACTAAATGATCCTGATGGAGTAGCATTACCTTATATTGTAACTATAGAAGAAAGGTCTAAAAAAGTTTTAAGTATTCGTAGAAACTTTAACCAAGACGATCCACGTAGAGAAAAGAAAATACATTTTACACATTACAGATTCGTACCGGGGTTTGGTTTCTATGGATTTGGCCTGATGCATTTCTTAGGCAATCTTACTATGACTGCTACGGCAGCAATGAGAGCTTTAGTTGATGCAGGTCAATTTGCGAACTTACCGGGGGGCTTTAAAGCAAAGGGTGTAAGGGTAGTTGGTGACAATGATCCCATTGCTCCGGGTGAGTTTAAGGAAGTGGAGTCAACTGGTATAGATCTCTCAAAGGCGATTGTTCCCTTGCCATATAAGGAGCCTTCCTCAACTCTCTACCAGATGCTTCAATTTGTATCGGCAGCAGGACAAAGGTTTGCTGATAGTTCAGAACAAGTTATTTCTGATAGTGCTTCCTATGGTCCTGTTGGTACAACAATGGCATTGCTTGAAGCGTCAAGCAAGTTCTTTAGTGCAATACATAAGAGATTGCACAAATCTCAGAAAGATGAATTTAGATTGTTAGCTGCTATTGATTATGAGTATCTACCATCTAAATATCCCTATGAGATTCCTAATGCTAATCAGCAAGTTTTTAGGAAGGACTTTGACGGAAGGGTAGATGTACTACCTGTAAGTGATCCAAACATTCCTTCAAACGCTCACCGTATGATGATGGCTCAGATGGCACTTCAGCTATCCCAAAACTCACCTCCCGGTATGTTTAACTTAGAAGCACTTAATAGAACAATTCTTAATTCAGCTAACATGCCTAATATTGAGGAGATACTACCTCCTAAACAACAAGCTAAAAAACTTGATCCTGTATCCGATATTATGGCTGCAACTAAAGGATTACCTATTGCTGCTTTCCCCGGTCAGGATCATGAAGCTCATATACAAGTAAAGATGGCTTACCTTCAAGATCCTGCTAATGGAGCTAATCCTATTATGCAAAGGATTGCTCCTATTATACAAGCTAATATTCAAGAACATTCAGTAATGAAGTATCAAGAACAGATGAGTGGAGTAACACAACAACTATCCCAAGGTTCACAAGATCCTGCTGTTATTGAACAAGCTATGGCTCAAGCTGCTCAACAAGTAATGCAAGCTAATCAAATGGCAGCACAGGGTATGGGTCAGTCTATCGAACAACAGACTATTCAATTACAGAAAGATCAGCTAATGCTTGATAAAGAAGAATTGGATATAAAAGCTATGACAGATTCGGCTGATCTACAATTAAAGAATAGAGAACTTACTCTTAAAGAAAATGAATTAAAGGTTAAGACCATTAAAGAAGGAGCAATGGCCTTAATGAAAGAAGAAGAAAAAGAACAAGATAGATCCCTTAAACAAACTCAAGATACATTAAAGAACTTAACAGAGTTAGCTAAAGTAACTTTAGAAGATGAAACTAAACGTAAATTAAAAGCAGCCGATATTGAAGCTAGTTTTGCAAAAGAAGTTGTTAAGACTGAAAGAGATATTGAACTAGAAAATATTAAAACTCATAGAGATGAAAGATTAGAAGGAGAGGAGTAAACAATGGGTAAATCAATGAATCAAGGTAGTATAGGTAATAGTGATAGTAATCGTTCTGTAGGTGATTGGGATGATACTGCTGCTGCAGAATGGACCGTTAGATCTAAAAAAGGTATTACAGAAGAATTTCCTGCTGATACCTATGATGTTCCTAACCCCATAAAGAGTACTCGTGTAACTAAAGGACCAAGTCTATAAAGGAGATTCTTATGAAAGAATGGTTATCCAAGATGCATTGTAAATGTGGGTTATCCTGTAAATCTATGTGGGTTGCCTGTACTGCATTAGTTATTGCTATCTGGGCAGCAGTCTAGATGGATATATGGGATGAAGTAATAACACAATATAATAAAGAAATAGAGACTCTTAAAAGTTCTCTGGCATCAGGAAGTATGGAAGATTATTCTCATTATAGACAATTAGTCGGTTCTATAAATGGGATTGAATGGTCACGACAACAATTAACCTACATAATAAAACGTAGACAACATTCTGATGAAGAGGATTTTTAAATGAGACAACCAGCATTAGCAAATGCTATTAAGAATGATGAATGGATTGATGCCGTAGAAGGAGAACCTAAAGATATTACTTTACCACATATTCCGGGTTATCACCTTTTAATAAGACCTATGACGGTTAAAGCAAAAACAAAGAGTGGTATATTTATTCCTGATTCGTTACAAGATGATATTGCTTATCTTACTACAGTAGGTAAGGTAGAAGTAGTAGGAGACTTAGCTTATGAGGATAAAAATAAATTTCCTAAAGGACCGTGGTGTACAGTAGGGGATCATGTCTGTTATGGTAAGCATACAGGTCAAAAATTATTTTATCAAGGTCAAAGATTTATCTTAATCTTTGATGATCAGATATTAATGAGAGTAGACTCTCCTCAAGACTTAGATCCTACTTTTAATTTAAGTCATTAAAAACTTGCATACCAAGGATTAAATAGTGTATAATAACTTTTATTAGACGTAAATACGTTTGAATCGTCAACAACGGAGTAGATTATGGCTGAAGAACAAGAGATTGAAGTAAAAGAAACAGAAGAAGGGTGGAACCAAATAACGGTAAAACCTGATGAAGAAGCAACAATAGAAGTTGTTACAGAAGAAAAAGTAGTAGAGGAAAAGAAAGCTCCTCCTGTAGATGATCCTGATCCTCCTTCTTCGGAGAATCCTTCGGAACCTGAATTAGAAGGGATTGAAACTAAAGGAGCAGAAAAAAGAATACGTAAATTAATTCGTCAACGTAAAGAACGTGATGAAGAAATTCAAAAGTTAATGGAGCAGAATAACAGTCTTCAATCTAAACTAAATACTAAAGATACAGAAGTTGCTGCAAATGTTAAACAGAATATTGAATTAAGTTCTAAACAGGTTGATGATAAAATTGAATTAGCAAGGGCTGCTTATCTAAATGCTTTTGATAGTGGAGATAAAGAACAGTTACTTCAATCACAAGAAATTCTTAATCAAGCTCAATATGAAAAACAACGGATTGATGATGCAAAAGTTGCACTAACAGAATATGAAAAGACACAAGCTAATCAACAGACAATTCAACAACAACAAGTTCAAGAGAAACCTGATCCAAAAGCAATGCGATGGGCATCTGAAAATGAATGGTTTGGTAAAGATCAAATCATGACATATGGTGCATTAGAAATTGATAAGCAATTAAAGTTAGAAGGTTGGGATGCCTCTGAAGATGAATTTTATGAAGAAGTGAATAAGCGACTAAAAGAAACTTTCCCTAATAAATTTAGTGGAAATACTGAAGAAGCCAATTCACAAAATCGTGTGCAGGAAACGTCACCTGCTCAAGTGGTAGCTGGGACATCACGCTCACCTAGCACTTCCAATAACCGTAAGGTAAAGTTAAGTCAAGAAGATGTTCGCTTGGCTAACAAATGGAAGATACCTCTTGAAGTATATGCAGCCGAAAAGCTTAAAGTTACTAAAGCTGACGGTGAGTATACGAATATAGCAACCAATAAGCGTGGAGGATAGTAATCATGGCACGGACACAATCACGTAGTTCAGAAGTTAGGGAAAGTCAAACCAGAGAAGAAACTACTTATACCTTTGAAGAAGCAGATGCTTTACAGATACCTGAAGAAGTAACTGAACGATTTAAGAATCAAGGTATGGCTCTTCGATGGATACGAGTTCAAATCAGAGGTGCAGACGATTATCAAAATGTCGGGAAGCGTCAAAGAGATGGATGGGTATTCGTAACACCAGATGAAGTCCCTGAATTAGGAGCAAGCTCTATCGTGATGGAGCAAGGTCGCTATGCAGGTACAGTTGTTAGAGGAGATCTAGCTCTAGCCAAAATGCCTGAAGGTCGTGCAATAGCGAGGCGTGAGCATTATGAGAATAAAGCTAACGAATTAATGAACGCTGTTAATAGCCAATTAATGAGTAACAATGATTCTCGTATGCCCATTTATAATAATAGTAAGTCAACCGTGACTAGAGGAAAAAATCCTAAGTTTCAGGAATAATCTTCTAGTTTGATTATGGAAAGGAGAGACTAAAATGGATACTAAAGTTTCCGTATTAGGTGGACTCCGTCCTGCACGAATATATGGTTCTGGCTCTAACAGTACTGGTATGAAAATATTACCTATTGCTTCAGGGGATGCTCGTAATATCTTTAAAGGAGATCTCGTAAAGACAAGCTTGGGTAATATTGAACCAGTTAGTGCTGCTGCTGACTATGCTGTTGGTGTATTCCAAGGGGTTTATTATGAAGCCGATGGTGTACCAACATGGAAGCAATACTGGCCAGCAAATACATCAGCCTCTAATATTCAGGCTAATGTTATGGCAGATCCAGAAATGACATATTATGTCATGGCAGATGCTTCGTGTAGTTCTGGAGATATTTATTTAAACTTTGACCTTACTCTAGGATCTGGTAATACTGCAACTGGTATTTCTGGATTTGGAATTAAGGCTTCAACTAGGGTTGCAACAACTGCACAAGTTAAAGCAGTTGGTGTAGAAGACATACCCGGAAATGACATTGACGTAGCTACTGAACGAGCCTTCCCAATTATGGCCGTTAAGATTCTACGTAGTAACATGAATATGTTTGATGTTGCTTCCAGTGTTGTTGGCCCAATCTAATCAGGGAGGATAGAAAATGGCTATTTCAAGAGCTAGTATTGCCAAAGAACTTCTCCCCGGTCTTAATGCCGTATTTGGTCTTGAGTATGGAGAAGTTAACAATGAACATGAGGCACTCTTTGAAGTCGAAAATTCTGATCGTGCTTTTGAAGAGGAAGTAATGTTCACTGGCTTTGCTACTGCACCTGTTAAAGGTGAGGGAGCAGCAGTCAGTTATGATACTGCACAAGAAACATACGTTTCTCGTTACACTAACGAAACGGTTGCTCTTGCATTTGCAGTCACGGAAGAAGCTATGGAAGATAATCTTTATGATACGTTTTCCAAACTTCGTGCTCGTGGCCTTGCTCGTGCAATGGCAAACACTAAACAGGTAAAAGCTGCTGATGTCTTTAATAATGGCTTTAGCACTGCTCCTGCTTATGTTGGTGGAGATGGCGTTGCTTTCTTTAGTGCTTCACACCCAACGGTATCTGCTGGTGTACAGTCGAACCTAGCTGCTGCTTCGGAT